TCCCAAGAGTCTTTCCTCTTCAGTATTCTTCTGCCATATCTTTCGCAAGTATGGGAACTTAGTGAGCGTAGCCTGTGCTGTGCCGAGTATAGTGGCAAGCATAACCTTTCTCTTCAAATCGTCAAACTTATCTTTCTCTCGTATCACAACCTCTGTAAGATTGCAGAACTGGTAGGGTCTGAGAATAATTTCACTGCAAGGGTTACAACCAAACTCATGATCGGCATCTCTTCTGCCAAACTTCTTTGCTTGTTCCTTTGCAGATATTCTATTAAATATACCACGCTCACCTGACTTAGATTCCACAAGAGATGTCCACTCACGTAAGAATGTTTCTCCATCTGGCTTATCCGTGTAGACAACAGAGTTGTTTGATAGTGCCATCTGTGGTGCTGTCTCCCACCATTTGCCAGACTTGGCATGTCTCATTCGTCCATCAGATAGATTAGATAAACTAATCATGGCTGATCTACGTACACCACCAGACACTACAACTTCCCCAACCTTACACATAAGATTGTGACAATCATAACTAGACAGCTTACGACCTGCATTCTGTCGGAACAAAGCAACAGTAAAGCTAAATAAATCCATGAGAGGTGCAGGACCACTAGCTCTACCACCAAATACTTTGAGTCTAGCACCTGCAGGTCTTACATTTGACATATCCCACATAGGAACTTCGCCCATATATAAATGTCCTATAAGCTTACGTAAGGCTCTTGCCCATCCTTCTTTGCTGTCTTGTACTTTTATTACAGTGTCAACGTGATCTAAGCCTTGTGGAATCTCTGGTAGCTGCGATACATATTGTCTTTCTACAGAGAATCCTACACCTGTACCACATAAAAGAATATACATAGCTTCATCAAAAGCTTTTGGGTCATCGACAGGTAGATAACTACAGTTATATCCTGCTGTATTGTCTCTCTCAAGTGCAGAACCTGCAGTCATCAAAGCTCTCATAGATGGCATAACCTCTAGATTCTTTATGGCTTCAAAGATCTGCTGTTTAGGCAACTGTCCTTTTACTTTCTCAGTAATATAGTCCACATATCTTTGCACAGTTTCGTCCCATGTCTCTCTTCTGTTCTCTTCGTCAATCCATCTAGCATATCTAGATATTGCAATAAATTTTTGATAATCATTCATATTAGTTCTCCAATGTTATTCTTATGTTTTTAATTTTTAGCCCATCAATATCGTAGATAAACTCTTCTAACGCTTCTTGTATCTCTTCACTAGGATCACCGTCAGCAGGTACAGGGTACTCATCCTTATCGAGATCTAGAGTGAGGTATACTTTAACAACCATCACTCAACTCAATACCAAAGCTTGTACCTATAACGTCAGGTGCTTCTTCTTTCTTCTTTATCTCAATCAAACGACTAAGATACCACTGTGCTTTTTCTAGATCTTGCACACCATTCTTATATCTATATCTCCAAAGATACTTAATAATATTACCCTGCAAATAATATTCATATCCTTCTCCTGTAGCAGACTGAATAGCTTCAATACATTCTACTCCGTATTTGTTATAATGTGGTGGATTATTTACCATATCTTTATCCTTACAATTCATTTCCCATTTAGCCATATCATGCACTCCCATTTAGTTTCTCTTTCATTGCTTTAAAGTCTACCGTAATTACATTGTCCTGTCTACCAACAATTTTAGGTTTTTTCTCATTTTCTAATTCGTTTCTAACAACCTGATAAACTTTCTTTGACCACTCTTCATCTGTTCTAAGTAAGTCAATACCTACAAGGCACATTCTTGCAAAGAACATAATATCATTGAAGTCTCTATCGGATAGAGGATTTTCTACAGAGTCTATAACCTGCAGGTGTACATCTCCTGTCCAATTATTCTGATGATCAAGTATAGGCTTTACCCGAATAATTATATCCTGATCATCTAATTTAAAATGCAAGTCTTTAAATCCGTTCTGTGTCATTTATATCTCCTTATAATTTTTTTACCTGAGAACTTTATGAACTCAGGGTGTGGTTTCTTTTTACGTTCTTTCAACCAATCCTCTGGTATAATCCTGTCGTGATATTTAAAGTTATTCTTCTCACACCACATACCATAGGTAGTTTTAGAACCCTTCTGTAATTTTCTTCTACTATTTGTAAACACAAAACGTATGTCTAGCTTGGGGTGCTGTTGTTGTATACATATGTGCTTCCGTCTGTCTGCTACGGTAAACAATCCTTTTGTTTCTATTATTATGCCGTTAGGTAGCACAAAGTCAGGTGTGTATTGTCTGTAAGCTAAGTCTTCCCACTCTATCTTGATACCCTCATAGATATATTTTATCTTTAGTTCATCAAGAAACTCTGAGAGCTTAACCTCAAGCCCACTACGATAGCCTAACTTACGTGCTACCTGATACTGTTTAGAAGTGTATAGCAACTACCACCAGACAGAGTACGTCCTTGACAGAGGAACGTGCCTATCTCCATATAGAGCTTTTGCTTCTGCAAGGTATGCTTCTTTTGCAATATTATAGGCAGCATACTTTTTATCAGTATATGCTTTCTTCATATCCGAAAGCTGTTTTTCTAAATCGGAGATCTGTTCAGCCATCTCCTCTAATGTAGGTTCTTTTTTTGTCATATAAGTTTCTCCTTTCCTATTTCTACATATGAAACAATCTTTGGCTCTCTTGCCTGTGATACCAACGAGGGTATCTCCTGCAAGGTTGACCAACAGGCTTGCTTGTATCTACAAAAAGAACATGTCTTTGTAAGAACTTTATTGCCTGTAGGCTTACCTCTGAATGTTTCTTCAACTGGTTCAAAACATCTCTTAAACTCGTTACTCTCAATTACATCTAAGTTAGAAGATAGTTTATTTATCTCCTTTGTCAAGTCCAAACCGTCAGCAGGTACATATTTAAAGTTACCATTAGCTTTATTTATGACCCACCATCCACCTGCCCTCTTGTTAAGAGCCTGTGCATACCCTGCTAACTGTCCCACATATCCAAATGTGTCACCATCAGCGAGTGTATCAAACGATTGAAACTTATTTTTATAAGACCAATCTGATGCAGACTTAATATCATCCACAGCATCGTCCATAACTATGTCGTATGTACCCTCAATCTTAGAATCAATCTTGAGTTCCATACTAACCTTCTTGGAGTCATCGTAGGCAACACCTGCCTGTCTAAGCAGACCTTTGAATACAGCTTCTACAATATCTCCTAACATCATGTTCATCACAAAGTTATTAGGAAGTGGTAGTGCTTTCTCAGGGTGGTTCTTCTCAAACCAAAGCTGACAGGTAGGCTTACCTATGTTAGACATACGTAGTCTAAACTCTTTCCTGTTATTCTGTGAGCCAAACTGACGGTGCAAGGCTTCTTTAATATCCTCTGCAATCTTGTCGATGTTTGCATCAGACAATACCTTCTCACCGTCAGTAGCCTTATCCAAGAACCGATGCAGTGCTAACTCTGCTTTATGGTTCATGATTACTGAACTTTATCTTCAGATGTTATGTCAATGAAAGACTCAACAAGTTCCTTGTCCACACTCTCGTTGTTGTGTGCAAGCTCGTTGTGCTTACCAATGACCCATTGATTGACACCCTGTATCCAAGACTGAAAGCTAACAAAATGCTCTTCGTCAGCAGGAGTAATCTTAACCTTGTTAGATACATCCAGAGATGACTTGGTAACATAGAAACTATTACCGTTTGGCAACTTCCTCTCACTAGTCTCAACCTTAGTTAGGAACTCCAGAGGTTTTACATTAAGCTGTGCAGACTTAGCAACTACAGCATCAACGTCTTTTGAAGACTCTGCATTCTGTATGTCCCAAACAAAAGGCACAACTCCAAGATCTGCGTCAACTAGATCACTGCCCTCTTGCTTCAATGCACCGTCAAAGTTAGCAAGACCAAGCACAACTCTGACCTCTTTAACAGATCGGATCAAAGCTTTCCTGTTGTCAGGCAAGGCATCAAAGTCTTCTTTCGCCATGAAACCAGATGCTCTACCACAGTTGTAACCACCATCGGTATCCTTTACATCCATGTCTCTAAGACCCTTCAGACTATCCGTCATTATGGTTCGGACAAAGTTGTTCTTTGCCGTGTCCCATCTCTTGTACATAAACCGTTGAAAGAAAAGCCTGTACTCAAGGTTCTCCTTAAAATAAACACCACCTTCATCGGGCATGTCAATCCTGAAAGATCCACCAGAAAGCTTTTCGATATTTACTTTCTTACCTTTGATCTCTTCAGTACCCATGATTGCACTGTTGTGTACTTTTAGTCTAGGCAACGTAACTCCAGAGGACTTCTTCTCTGTAGGTTGTTGCGTCATTCCCATAGCTTTCGCTATCATTTCTGGGCTATCGTTTAATGTTACTATATTCATATATTAATCTCCTTATAATTGAAAAGTGTTATAGTTATACCATCATACATCTTTGGTGTCAAGCCAGTTGTCACCTATTTTTGCATCTAATTTTAGGGGGACATTAAAGTCT